TCATTGAGGCGCAGCACGCGTAACGCGAGTCTGCGTGTGTTCGGACACAAAGGCATCCACCAACCGAGATAGCGCCAAGCGCGCCTGCCGCAGGTCGGGGTCCGCCAGGGCGGCGCGGATGCGTTCTGCCAGTTGGTCGGCGGTGGGGGCGTCTTCCGCCTTTGCCGCATGCACCAGCTGCATGCACTGCTCGATCACTCGGATCGGCGGGCTTGCCTTCCCGCTCTCGTAGCGGCTCACGGAGGACTGTTTCACGCCCAGGAAGGCAGCGAACTCCTTCTGGCTGCGCCCGTTGCGAGCAGCCCTGACCAGTTCTCCAACGCTGGTGATCGCCATTGCCTTAGCCGTTGATGCGTTAAGAGCATAATCTATCACGTCAATGCACGTAGCGCATACACGGCCATACTCCCGGATCTGTTACCCGTGCACGAGAAGACGCGCCTCGGCTTCCCGTCGAGCAACAAGTCCTGGCAATACCCTCCCACCGCCGTGCACCCACCGGCGAAGTTCAGCGGCGGCAGTCGTCCAATCCCGCTGGTTGACCCGCCGCCGCAGCGTCGAGGTCTGCAGCCGCCCGGCGCCGAGGTTGAAGGTGAAGTCCACGATGGCCGCGAGCCGCCCCTCAGGCTCAGTGGCCAGCACCGGGCAATAGCGCAGCGTGGCGGCGAGCGCCACCTTCAAGTCCTGGGCGAGGTAGGCCTCGGCCTCGACCTCCGTGATCGGCGGGTGCTTCGGATCGCACAGATGCCCGTAACCGATCGTCGGATAGCCGGCCGGGCAGATGTACGGATAGGCCCGGTTGGGATCGTGCTTTGGAACGCGGTGAAAGCCTTCGAAGCGTTTCGCAAGCTCGATCGCTTGAGGCGGCACGCGAATCACACGTGCGTCCATGTCACCCCCGCCTTGATCATGCCGACGGTCGATTTGCCGATACCGTAGTCTTTGGCGATGCGCCGATGACTGCGGACGTCGGCGCGAACCCGCGCTACCAAAGCCTCGTCGAGCCTGGCTTTGGGGTGTCTGCTTCCGCGCGGCGGGTTGTCTCGGCGCTTGTTGCGCATGTCCCGAAGGTTCTCCGCCTGCGTACCGACGAAGAGATGCTGCGGGTTGACGCAACCGGGGTTGTCGCAGCGATGACACACCACCAGCCCGGGAGAAAGGTCACCAAAGACCAGGCGATAGGCGATGCGATGCGCCAATTGGATGCGCCCGTCGTCATCGGCGATCTTGCCGTAGCCTCCCTCCTTGGTCGATGCGAGCCATTGCCAGCATTCATGCGGGGCGCGCACCTCGACCTTTTCCCAGAAGCGCTCTGCAAGCGGTCGGTGCTTGCGGCTCCACGACCGCACAGTCTCGTCCGACCGCCCCATCACCGCAGCCCCTTTTCCAGCGTGCGATTGAGGAACCAGTAGTTCAGGATGCCTGCGAGCAGTGCCTGATCCGCCTCCGACCAAGCTGCGAGCAACGCCGGCCCGAACCCCACGCCCGACTGCACCGAGCCGACGAAGGTCGAGAGCTTCACCCCGGCATACATCAGCACGAAGAGGTAGGTGACCACGGGCCTGACCGTGGTGGACAGCGCATCGGCCCACTTCACGCCCGAAGTTCGGCCCTGCGCCGCAACCGCCTCGCGCAAGGCCTCGATGGCGCCGGTGTTCCATGCTGCGTCGGCACTCGCGCCGATCTCGGCCATCCGCTGGGCGCCGCGCAGCTTCTCGAATTCCAGCGCCTTGTCCTGCATGGCGAGTTCATGGCTGCGCTCGCCCTTGCGGTCGAACCATTTCAGGATCTCGGGCGCCAGACGGAAGGCCCCGCCCAGCAGCCCACCGAGCAGGGTCTCGATCATTGGGCACCTCCCATCAGCTTCAGCTTGATGGCAGCCCCGACCAGCAGGGCGGCGAGGATGGCGGTCGTGACCACCTTGATGGTGGTCTGCCACGCGGTGCGGCGCGCGTCGCGCCAGGCCTCCAGCAGATCGCGCAGCTCGCGGAGGTCGCGGGCGGCGTGGCCATTCTCGAGGCCCAGGTGCGCGAGCACCCGCTCGGCCCCGCGCTCAGCAGCGCGGTCGAGCAGGTCTTCGAAGTCCTCGCGGCGCAGGAGCAGCATGTTCTCGACGAGGGCGGGGGCTTGGGTCGGTTCAGTCATGGGCGGTCTCCAAAAACGACGAACCCGCCACGCGGGCGGGTTCGGGGGTGGCGGACGGGGTGCGGGGTCAGATGGGAACGCCGGTGCTCCACCCGCCGGTCTTGTAGACGGCGAGCCTGTCCTCGGCGGCGATGTAGGCCAGCCAGCCGACCTTCGGGGCGTGGTACTCCCAGGCGCCGTCGATCCACACGGCGATCTGGTCGGTCCTGCCGGCCCAGGCACCGGTCGCACCGGCCGGCACGATGTAGCGATCGCCCTCGGCGGGGCTGGCGGGCGGCGCGGTCGTAGCGCGGCTCGTCACCGACAGGCCCACGATGGCGCCCAGGCGCTTCAGGTTCGCGTCCATCCCGGTGTGCCAGCCGGACTCGCCCAGCGTCCAGCCGTAGACGAGGCCCAGGTTCGGATCGAGCTGTGGCATCGGTTCATCTCCTCAAGGTGTCGCAAGATTCGGCAGTGGCCCGGAAGCCATGCTGCGCGCACGGCGGTGGTGCTGGTTCGGGTGCTGCCGCCAGTGGCGGCCGACGAGGGGCAGGTGCAGCACGCTGCCCTGCCTGGCCACGAGGCGGGTGAGCAGCCATTCGGCGCCGGCGTCGAGATCGGCGATGCGTGTCAGCACCGGATCGACGGCGCTTCGGCGCATCACGATCAGGCCGTGGACATGGCTGGCCGAATGGGCGTGTTGGAAGGCGCTGTAGGCCAGTCGCCGCACGCCGAGGCTGTCGCCGTGCTCGTCGATCAGGGCCTCGTCGGTGTAGGCCAGCACCGCCTGCGGGCAGGCATCGAGCGCATCGGCCAGGGCCGCGGAGGCCGCAGCCTCATAGCGGTCGTCGGGATCGACGAAGGACACGAGCGGCAAGGCCCCTCGCGCGAAGCCTGCCGCGCGGGCCTGCCCCACACGCCCCGGGATGCCTGGCAGCAGATGCAGGCGGATCGGCGCGCCGACGAGGCTCGCCAGACATTCCTCGCGCCAGTGTTGGGGCTCGTCGAGGGTGAGCAAGTGCACGTCGATGCGCGGCTGCGGGTGCAGGTCGAGGGTGGTCTCCATCACACCCTGCCCCAGTACTGCCCCCAGCGCAGGCCGTAGCCCGCGCGCTCGACGCTGCGCACCTGCGCCTGCCAACTCACGAGCCCGTCGCGTTCGGCCTCGATCTCGACGGTGACGCGATCGCCCGCGACGCCGGCGTCCAGGGCGGCGCTGGTCACGTCCCAGGTCCAGGCGTGGCCGGTGAGGCCGGCCTCGGTGCGCACGAGGGTGCCGTTGCGGTCTCTGATGCGCACGGTGTAGGTTGTGCCCGGCTCGGGGCCGATGTCGCCCTCGTCCTGACGCACGAGGTAGGCGGTCTGGAGTAGGCGGTCGCGGTGTGCCCAAGTCAGGATCAGGTCGCCGGCGACCACGGCGGGCTCGCGCTGGCCGTTGAGCCGCACTCGCCCCGGTGGGTACGGCCGCGCCTGGCGGCCCGCGAGCACGAGGGGCGCACCGTTGGCAGCCAGCACCGCATCCCCTTCGGCGCTGGCCGTGCGCGGGACGGCGGCGACGAACACCGACTCACCCGGCGCGCGCTCGATGGTCTCTGCGGCCAGCCACTCGCCCACGCCCACCAGTCGCGTGCCGGCCGGATGGGCCTGCGGCGTGGTGTCGAGCACCCCGCGGGCGAGATCCACCGTACCCGCGGTGGCATCGAAGGCGAGGATCGCCACGGCCTCGCGCATCGCACCGCTGGCGTCGACCAGGTAGGTGTAGTCGCCGACCGCCAGGCGCTCGGGGTGGGCCAGGGCCGTCACCGGCACGGCCAGCGCATCGGCTTCGCTCGCCGGCAGCGCCTGGCCGAGCGTGAGCAAAGGCGCGTAGTCCTCCGGGGCCACCGCCTCGAGCTCACTACTCGCGGGCCCGGTGGCGAGCTGCCAGTTCAACTGCCCCGTGCCGCCCGCACAGGCCAGGGCCCCCACGTAGGTGTCGGTGTCGGTGAGGTAGTCGAGATCGGCCCGCGACAGCCGCCGCGCGAGTTCCCAGTACGGCACCTCGACCGCCAGCACCAGGGCCGGCGGCAGCGCCTCCAGCGGCGGCTCCTCGAGGCGCGGCGGGGTGGGGGCGAGCACGGTCTGGCCCATGCCGAAGACATCCTCCACCGCCTCGATGCGGAACGAAGTGGCACCCAGCGTGCCGGTGTCGATGCCGGTCACGCGCACCACCATGCGCTCGATGCCGAGGCGTGGCCAATGCAGCAGGAACACGTCTCCCGGCAGGGGCGGACGCTCCAGGGCGCCGGGGGCGATGGTCAAGCTCATGCGCGCCAGGGGCGAGCCCAGAGCGCGCAGGTCGCGCAGCGCCAGCCGCGCGGCCAGCGGCCCGTGGTTCACGCCAGGATAGTCGCGCCGCTGGTTGATCACCCCGCCTTGCAGCTGGATCGCGGCGAGGTTCTCCACCGTGACGGTGGACTCCTTGGCCGTCGCCCAGTCGGTGTAGACCACGGTGATCTCGTTGGGCAGTTCCCCCCACTGCGCGCGCTCGAAGCGCTCCACGCGCACGATCTCGTCGGGGCCCAGGAGCGGCAGGCCCTCGATCCAGTAATCGTCGCGCAGGAGCTTGAGTTCGAAGCGGCCCCGTTCCGGGTCGAGGTAGAGGATGCCGCCGACGTGGTCGAGCACCTGGGCGATGAAGGCCTCGATCGGTTGCTGGCGCGTCCAGACCAGGTTCAGGCCGAAGCCTTCGGCTTCGAGCGCCCAGGCCGCGTTCCAGAAGCTTGCGCCGAGGGTGGACGGCGGATAGCCCATGCCCCAGTGCGGGTCGGTGAGGCACTGCACCAGGATGTGCGCCGGGTTCATGCCGACGGTGAGAGAGGTGCCGGTGTCGGCATCCCAGGTCCGCACCTCGGCGTTCCAGGGCATCCAGGGTTCGTCGTGCCAGCCCGCCGTGAAGCGCCGCACCCGCACCGCCCAGGGCTTGAGGTAGGGGTTGTTCGCGGCGAACAGGATCTTGCGCGCCACGATCGACAACACCCCGCGAAACGCCGGGATGGCCGCGCCCAGGCGGCTCATCAGGTAGTCGTTGCGGCCTTGCGCGGTACTGCCTGCGAGCACGTCGAGGTCGCCCACCACGCCGCCTTCGCGTTCGTCGCCGCCGAAGAGCGTGGGCTGGCTGATCGACAGACGCCCGAGCCCGTGGCCGCTCGACAGTGGCGCGCGGCTCGCATCGCCCCAGGCGGTGCGCTCGCCGACCTGGATCTCCTGCACCGCATCCACCGGCCCCTGGCACAGCACCAGGTGCATGCCGATCCGGTAGCGATAGCCGACGGTCTGCTTCTTGCGGCGGCCGCCCATCAGCGCGGCTCCTCATGGCAGGCCTGCGCGACCTCGACCACGCGTGCGGCCATCGCATCCCCGGTGGCGAGCAAGCTCGAGGCGGGCAGCCCCCGGGCGAGGAAGTCACGGAAGTCCAGGCCCTGGCGTGCGAACCAGGTGCGCGTGCCGTGCACGCAGAGCCCCGCGGCGCGCACGTGGGCGATGGTGACGAGGACGTCGGTGCTCATTTCTTACCGCCCTTCTTCTTGATCGGTTCGGCCTCCAGGTCGCCGTACCACACGACGTTGGCGCCGCGCAGCAGCACTGCGCCGAAGACGACCGGGATCGGCCGCCCCTCCTCGGCCGTGGGTGCGTCGAGGTCGGTGAGTTCGGCGGGTTTCGGGGTGGGCGGTTTGGGCGCGAGGGCGACGGAGACCAGCGCCGCCACGACGATGACGACCAGGTACCACATGGGAGGTCCTGCGGGTTTCAGAAGACGCCCGTCGAGAACGGGTTCTTCGACGGGATGAAGGGGAAGCCGCCGTAGTTGGCGAGGTTGTCAAAGCGCGCGGCGCAGGTGGACACGCTGTGATCGCAGCCGGCCACGAGGTCGACGGGCGTCTGCGGCGCAAGCCCCACCGGGTAGAGCAGTTCCACGCCTGCGGTCGATTCGCTCACGATCATGTGGCGCGCGCCTGCCGGCGTCTGCAACCAGCCGCCGGCGAGCATGCCGGCCACCTCGGGCGGCAGGCTCGCCAATTCCACCTGGCGGCCTTCGGAGCGGATCACTTCGGCGCTGGCCGAGATCGGCGTCGCCCCACACGCCGCCGAATACAGCACGTGCGAGCAGGCGCGGCTGTAGAGCCGACGCAGACCAATGCGCTTCAAGCTCACCTGGGCGGACTCGCAGCGGATGCGGGCCGCGTCGTCGGCCACCTCCACCCCGAGCACGCGGCCCATCCAGCGCGTGCCGGAAAGCCACCAGGCATCGCCCCAGGCGTCACGTCGGGCGATACGCAGTCGCACCGCGGTCGCCTCGCCGATGAGGGTCGCCTGCAGCAGATGGCGCACGAGCGCGTGGTCGGGTGGCAGCGTCAATTCCAGCGCCGACTTGGCCGCCTCGGCGCCGAGCGCGAGCGCGCTGCGCTCGAGGGGGCAGCGCTCGTAGCGCTCCCCGCCGATCTCCACGTCGAACTCGTGCGGGGTGAGCCGGAAGCTGCCGCTCGTGCCCTCGAACACGTAGAGCTCGACCTCGAACAGGGGGCTCTCGCTCATGGTCAGGACGGGGTGTACGTGATGAGATCGTTGCCGCGCGGCTCGGGCAGCCGGCGCAGGGTCAGGGGCATCTCGACCAGCTCGGGGGTGTGCCAGTGGAACTCCACCGCGTCGTGGTCGAGCCGGCAGCGCGAAAGACGCACCACGCGGCTGCCGGCCGGGACGGGGGCTTCGAGCCCGGAGCACAGCACCAGCACGCCGCAGGGCCGCCCCAAGGCGTGCTGCGCCCCCTCGGGGGGCAGCGCAGCCGCGCCAGCGGCCAGCGTGGGGGCTTGAATGGCGCCGCCGCCGTCGTGATGGCAGGAGGCGGTGAGCACGTGCTGGCGCTGGCCGTCGGGATGCACGATCAGCGCACCGGCCGGGCGGTGCCAGAAGGCGGCAAGACCGTCACCCTCTACGCGCAGGAAACCATCGTCGGCTGAAGCGGGGGCAGCGATGCGCAGCACCGGCGCCAGACCATCGGGCAGCCAGCAGGCACCGAGCCGCCCCTGGGCGCGGTACAGCCGCGCGCGCCAGCGGGCGATGTCTTCACGCCCGGCAGCCAGAAACCGGCGCTGGAAGCTCGTCGTCGGCCACGGGTCGTCACGGCGGACCCAGGGGTCGGCCGGCGAGACGTCCTGCCGGGTGACCACGCCCTGTGCCGTGACGCTGGGATCGTCGCGCCAGTTGCCATCGGCCCAGACGGGCAGGCCGTCGAGCCAGGGATCGTCGAGCAGCCCTTCGTCCGGCAGCGGCTCGAAGGCGACTTGCGCGGTGACGCGCCCGGCGATGAGGCCCGGCACCCACTGCGTGAACTCGGCCGGCTCCACTGCGAGGCCCTCGACCAGGGGCAGGACGGTCGCGCCCGCGGGGACGGCCCGCGCCAGCGGCTCGGTGAGCCACAGGCGATCCGGCTCCACCTCGGTGAACGCCAGCACCTGCCAGCCGTCCGGGGCCATCAGCAGCGCGAAGCGACGATCCGCAGGCCAGTGCAGGCCGTCTTCCTCCAGGCGCGGTCTGAAGGGTGTATACGCGAAGCCCGCCTCATCCACCGGCGTCACTGTCAACGCCAGCGCGCCCCTGTGCGCCGCCGAGGTCAGCCGCACCGCATGCTGCGGCAGCGGCCACCACGCGAGCCGGCCCAGATGGTCGGCCAGCCACTCGGCCACCAGCGCGTCGCTCGCGCGAGCGTGGCCCACGTGGTAGGTGAGGGATCGCCGCGGCACGCGCCGCAGCCCCTGCCGCGCCTCGTTGCCCGAGGCGAGCCGTGCCACGCCGGTGGCCCATTGCAAGCGCTCGACCAGGGGCTCGGCCCAGTCGTGGCGGAAGGCGAACACCCCGCGCTGGGCCTCGGGCCAGGGCGTCTCGCCGAAGGCCTCCATCGCTTCTGTGACCATCGCCGCCGCGGCGGTATCGCGGCGCAACACCTCGACCCAGAAGGCCGGGGCGTGCAGCGGCGGCGCGTGCTCCGCCAGCGTCTCGGCCCACAGCGTCGAGAGATGGGGGGCCGGCAGCGGCTGGGCCGAGGTCTCGGCCAGCGCCGTGGCGGCCAGCGCCCCGAAGGCCGCGCGCGAGATCGCCTCGGCCCGTTGCTCGACAACGCTCACCCCCGGCGTGGGTTGGCCACCGACCTCGGCCACCACCTCAGGCAAGACCCGATCCGTCATGCCGACTCCAGCCCGAACTCGGCGGCGTTGAAGGCGCCTTCCGTCCACTGGACGTTGCCGTTCGGGTTGCGCTCGAACAGCGCCGTGTGCCAGGCCAGTTGCTCTTGCAGGACGAGGTCGGCGCTCACGGCGGTCTGCGCGCCGCTCGCCACGAGCCCACGCACGCGGCCGGTGCCCGCATCCGTCTTGCGCGCGAGCAGGGTCACCTGCACGCCGTGGATCGCCGGGGTGGTCATCACGGGCAGCGCCTCGACGTCGAACGTCTGGCGCAGTCCCGCCGTGGCCGCGCGCAGCGCCGTCGTCTCATCGCCGTCGCTCACCGCAGCCCAAGCGGGCAGTCCCGCGGGCTCGACCGTCCATTGATTCAGTGTCCCGACACCCTGGGGCTTCAGGGCATCGACCCGCACGTCGCCGAGGAAGGTGTTGTTGATCGTGCCCGAGGTGTCGGCGAGGTAGAGGTCGTCCACATCGACGGTGACCGGGCAGGGTTGGCCCGGCACGCTGCCTGCGAAGGCGGTGAGCAGCGGCCCGCCGCCCTGGGTGGTGTTCTGCGCCGACAGGGTGATCGCGAGCACGCCGTTGAGGCGCAGGTTGAGTGTGCCGTTGCTCGTGCCCTGCACGACCTGCAGTTCGACGTAGTGCCACCCCCGCACGGCCGCCGTCGTGACCGAGGTCGAGATCAACTGGTCCCAGCCGCTCATCCCCGATCCCGTCCGCCGGTAGAGCTTGAGCCGGCCGTCCTCGCCGATGCGCACGAGGTGCGTCACCTGCGCGGTGGTGTCGCGCACGCCGAGCAGCACCGGCTCCTCACCGGTGTTCTCGAACGGCGCCACGCGCAGCGCCGCACCCACGATGAGGCTGGTGCGCCCGGTCTCCAGGTTCTTGACGTAGCCGCCGCCGGTACCTGCCGGCAGGCGCAAGGCATAGGACGAGGGTCGCCGGCCCTGGATGCGCTGCGCCTGCGGCGACAGATACGCCGCCTTGCCGCGCGCGAGCCACGGATCGCCGAAGGGGTCGAGTGCCTGCGGGTCGTAGTGATCGAAACCGTCGATGAAGAGCAAGGCCATGGCTATCCCTGGAGCGCCGCGCGCACCGCGCGCGCGTTGCGCCCGATGATGTTGAGGATCACCCGCTCGCCGGCGGGGGTCTGCAGGTGGTCGTGGGTGACGCCCGGGTCGATGGCGTTGACGATGCGCACGGCCTGGCTGACCGGCGGTGCGGCCGGCTGCACCTGGACCTGGGGCACGAGGCCGCCGGCGGCGAAGGCCAGACGCCGCCCGTCCCACACCGGCGGGGCGTGCAGGCCGTTGAGGGCATCGAGGAAGGCCACGCCGACGCGCCGCACGGCGGCCGCGCGCACCACGTATTCGCCGGCCGACAGCCGCGCCGGGATCGAATCCGAGGTCGCCGTGCCGGGACCCGTGACGAAGCCGCCGGCGGCGAACTTCTCGATCCCGCCCAGCAAGGCCATGACGGCCGCGACCATCGCCGCCATCGCGGCGATGGCCAGCGCCGGCCCGGCGAGGGGGATGGAGGCCTGCGAGGCCGCCGCGCCCGCGCCGGCCTGGGCCGCGTCCATCGACACCTTGGCGGTGGTCTCGGCGGACTTCTGCGCGACCGACTGGGCCGCCGCCGCTTGTTCGATGGCCTGCTCCTGCTGGAGGAAGCCGAGCTTCAGCGCAAGCATCCGCGCCTGCATCGCCACCCATTGCTGGAAGGGCTGGATCACCATCTGCTGCAAGAAGGCGTCGGCCACCTGGCGGAACAGGTTGGACAGCGCCTCGCGGAAGCTTTGCGCGCCGGTGACCATGCCCTGCAGGGCGTTGCCGAAGCCTTCGCCGAGGCGGTTCCACAGCGGCGCGAGCTCGTCGGCGACGAGCCGTGTGCGCTCCAGTTCGTTGCGCCAGGCGGCCACGCGGCCCGCCGCCTCCGGTCCGATCGCCTGCGCGGCCTGCTGCATCGCGGGCAGGAGCCGCTGCATCTCGGCGACCGAGTCGCGCTGCAGGGCGACGATCCGCTGCCGGGCCTGGGCTTCGGTGAGCAGCCCCGCTTGGCTCTGGATCTGGATCGCCTCCTGGGCGTTGCGCAGCCGTTCGGTGACGAGCCGCCACTCCTGTTCCAGCCGGGCGAGGTTGGCCTGCGCGGCCTTCACGTCGATGAGCCGGTCGATCAGCGCCACGCCCGCGGTGTCGTTCTCGGCCGCCAGGCGTGCGCGAAGATCCCGGACGCTGCGCTCGATCGCGGCGCGCCGGTCTTCCGCCGTGTCGGTGCCGGTGAGCTGGGCGAGTTCCTCGCGCGCCTGGGCCAGGGCCTCGGCCAGTTCCCGCTCGGCCCGGGCGGCGGCGCGGGCGTTGGCGACCTCGATGTCGGCGCGGCGGTCGTTGAGGACGATGAGGTCGGCCTCGAGCTTGGCGATCTCCGCTTTGGCTCGCAGGCGGTCCGATTCTGATGCGCGCGGGTTGGTCGCGACGGCTTGGCTAGCTGCGAGTGCCAGCCGGCGACGGGCGATCTCGGCGTCGAGTTCGCGCTGCTCCAGCGCAGTCTTGCGGCCGTGGTAGTCGCGCACCGACAGCAGCCGGTCTTCCAGTGCTTGATCGAGCGCGCGCTGTTGGCGCTCGAGGCCGTCTTTGAGCAGGGCGAACTCGGCGTCCATCTGCGCCTTGCGCAGGGCCGCCAGGGCGCTGGCGGCCTCGCGGGCCTGGCCCGGAGCCGTGAGCCGTTGCAGCAGCGCCGGGTCGGCCTGGATGCGCGGCGCCTGGACCTCGATGGGCTTGGGGTCGAACAGGCTGTCCCGGAACTCGGCCAACTCGTCCAGACGCCGCACGAGGCTGCCCTTGAGTTCGGCGATGATGGCCTTGGCCCCGGCGGTGTTGCCGCGCAGGGCCTCGACCGCCGCCGCGACACCAGCGCCGATCGCCTCGCCGAGTGCGACGAAGGCCTTGCCGACCGTGGCGGCACCCAGCGCCAGGGTCTTGAGCACCAGCACCACGCCGTCCAGGATCGCGCGCAGCGTGCCGCCCTGCTTGGCCGACTCGACCATGCCGCCGGCCATCTCGTTCAGGGCCGGCAGGAAGGCCTCGATCACCCGGTTGGCCAGACTCGTCGCAGCCAGCCGCAGCTTGGCCAGCGAGTCGTTGAACACCTCGGCCTGCGCCGCGGTGTCGCCGCCGATCTGCACGCCGAGCGCTTCCATCTCGCCGGTCAATGCCGCGATGCCTTCGCGTCCCTGGTTCAGGAAGGGGATGAGCTCCGCGCCGCTCTTGCCGAAGAGCTGCACCGCCAGCGCCGACTTCTGCGCCCCGTCGGGCATGGCCTGGAAACGGTCGGCCAGATCGAGCAGCACCGCATCGGTCGCGCGCAGCGTGCCGTCCTGGTTCTTGAACTCCACGCCCAGCGCTTTGAGGCGCCGGGCGGACTCCTCCGAGCCCGTGGCCGCCTCGAACATCGTGGTGGCGAGCTTCTTGAGCCCGGTCTCGAAGGTCTGCGCCGAGACCCCGGACAGTTCCGCCGCCGGCACCAGGGTGGACAGAGCCTCCACCGTGATGCCCACCCGCTGCGAGAGCTTGTTCAGCGCATCGGCCGACTCCAGCGCCGACCTGACCATCGCGGCCAAGCCCGCCGCCGACAAGGCCACGCCGAGCCCGGCCAGCACGCCGTTGACCCGGCGTGCGGCGTCGGCCAGGCCGCCGAGGTTGCGCTGGATCGAGCCGAAGGCCGCGCGTGTCTCGTCGACGGCGCGGATGAGGATCTGGGCTCGCTCGGTTGCCATTAGAGTTTGTCCAATTCACGCCCGATCGCGGCAGCGAGCTTGGGCAAGGCGCCTTGCACGCCTGCCGCGAGATCGAACCGGCGCTTCAGATCCACCTGTCGCACCAGCACGGCGATGGGGATCTCCTGGCCTCGCTGCAGGCGCTTGACGCCGCTGCGCTCGCGCTCGGCGCGCTTGAAGCGGCCAAGCTGCGCGGCGTTCTCGCGGAGGTTCTCGGCCATCAGCAGCACGCGGCCGTCCTTCTCGACGAAGAAGGCGTTGCCCGAGCGCATCAGGCCGTCGATCACGGCCTTGAAACGCTTGGGGCCGATGCGGGTGGGCAGCAGCGGGATCAGCATCCGGCCCGCCACCGTGCCGCCGTGCGTGTGGATGCCGAGCCAGGGGATTCGGCTTCCCACCCACAGCGCGGGCAGCCGCTCGGGCTTCTGGTCGAACACCTTGGCTTGCAGCGAGGCGACGAAGCTCGCGCGCCGCACCTGGAAGGCGCTGCGCATCTGGGCGCGGGCGGCCTCGCGCACCTCGCGGCCGCCCGAGGTCATCCCTTTGGCCACCGCCGCGTGGATCGCCCGCCGACGCTCCGCGCTCCAGGCGGAGAGCCGCCTCGGATCGAGCAGTCCGGAGGTGGCCAGCGTCAGTTTCATGGCCGCACGTCCTCCCACAACTCGCGCTGCAGACGCTCGATGGCCGCCCGGTCGCCCTGGGCCGCCACCGCGTGCAAGGCCAGCCGCAAGGCGTTCTGCCTGCGCTCCAGCCGGCCGTGGGCGGCGAGGAACGCCCACGCCTGCGCGAGCGTGTAGCCCATCACCTCGGCGTGGCGGTGGCCGGCGGCGACGAGCCGGGCGACGGCATCGTCCCAGCCGAGAGGATCGGCGCCAGCCGCTCGCCCGAGCGCGCGATGCTCGGCGTCACCCGCCGCACGAAAAAATCCGCGTTCACCTCGAACACGGCACAGGCCAAGGTGACGGCCTCGTCGAGCGCCAGCCCCTCGATCCAGGCGCGGTCGCGCCGGGTGGCGAGCGCGAGCAGCTCCAGCACCGCATCTCCATGAGTGGCGAGCAGCGCGAGCCAATCCGGCTCGGCCGAGAGATCGGCTGCGATGGGCCGCACCGCGGCCAGCAGGCGCGGCAACTCTCCCAGGCGGATCGGCGTGAGTTCCACTGCGGTGTCCGCCACCGTGACCACCTTGGGCATGGGTGGGAAGGTCTGGAAGTCGGTATTGCTATCGGTCATCGCCATCCCCTTACAAGAGCACCAGGCGGCCGAACTGGCCGAGGTCGCCGGCGGCGGGCTTGAGCGTGTCGGCCAGCACTTGACCCGAAAGCTCGAACTTCAGCAGCTCGTCGGTGATGACCGAGAGCTCCTTGGCCGGATTGATGGCCACGCGGTAGAGATCGATCACCACCTCGCGGTTGCCGTCGGCGGTATTGAGTCCCTCGAAGCGCACCCAGCGCTCGGGCAGCGGCCGAGTGAACATCGCCGTGCTCTGCGCGGCGCCATAGGTGTAATCCACGGTGAAGGGCTCGACATAGGGGCCGCCGGTCGTGGCGTCGAGGATCAGCACCGAGCCGTGCCTGGCGTGCACCTGGACCTGCGTCGCCGGCAGGGGCTTGGGCGGGCTGCTCCCGTCCTGGATCTGCACCGCCGAGACGTTCTGGTGCGCGAGCGGATAGAGGCTGCCCGCGGTGACCGGGTTGGGCAGCGCCTCGCCCGTGACCGTGCCCGGTGCCACCGTGGTCGAGTGGCCGTAGAGGGCGAGCGCGAGGTTGCCGCTGCTGAGTTCCTCCAGCGTGCAGGCGAACTCGCCCTTCTTGGTCTTGATGAGCTGCAGGTCGGTCAGGCGCTGGCCGGACTGCGCCTCCTGGTGTTCCAGCGTCTCCACCGACAGCGACACCTTCAGTTCCGGCACGTTGCCGACGAAGCTGAGGCCGGCCGGATGGCCAGCCGAGTCGCGCGCGCCGATGTAGACGCGGCCTTGTCCAGAGAAGTAAGGCATGGTCAGTCTCCCGTGGGGGTGGGCGTGGATGGGGTCGCGGCGGCGGAACCGTCACGGCGCGAGGGTTTGAGGGACGGGACAGGCGTCGGAGAGTCCGGCGTGACGAGCCGGGCCGCGCCCTGGGCGATCAGCCAGCGCGCGCTGGCCTCGGGCAGGTCCAGCCGCGCGCCCGCGGGCAGGCGCCGACCGGCGTGGGTGTGGGCTTGGAGCAGTTCGATGTGCATTGGATGGGTCATCCCGTGGTCGTGAGGTCGGTCAGCGTGGTGCGGTAGCGGATCTCGTAGCGCGCCGGCAGCGTCACCGTGCCGGCATCGAGGTCGTCGGCGTCCCAGTCGGCGTCGAGCTCGCGCACCGCGAGCGCCAGGCCGCCCAGGTTCGGGTCCGCGAGCACGGCGGCGTGGGCGGCGACGACCAGCCGGTCGGCCGCGTCGAAGGCGTCCGCGCCGCGCGCGAGCGCGACCAGACGCACGGTGAGCGAGCGGTCCGCCAGCCGGTTGGCGTGCGCGGTGAGGGCGTCGCCCTCGACGAAGACGAGCAGTGCCGGGCCGGCCTCGCGGGGCAGCGGTGTCGCCGGCTGGCGCAGCACGGGCGCCGGGGCCAGGGCCGCCGTGAGCCGATCGATCAGAAGGCGCAGCAGGCGCTCGCGCACCGAGTTCATGGCAGCCTCGCAAGCTGGGCCCGGCACTCGCGGCCGTCGCCGAAGGCGCTGACCTCGCGCACGCGGTAGGACTCGCCGGCGATGGTGACCACGTCGCCCGGTGCGAGCGCGAGGCGCGAGGCCGCGTACTCGATCTCGAAGTCGCGCGCCAGCGCCAGGCCGTCGAGCACCGTCTCGTCCGGCGCACGGAACGCGCAGTGCACGGTGGCGGCGCCCACCACGACGGGCGTCAAGAGTCCCGCGCGCTCGGCGGCGTCGTACAGATCCTCCACACGGACCATCGGACAGGCACCGTCAGACGGTGAGCTTGACCAGCACACCCGGCCGGTGGCACATCGGCAGCGGGTTGCTCTGGGTGTGCAGATCGGTGCCGCGGTCGAACTTGCGCGGCTCCTGCTTGGCGTAGAGCGGCTGGCCCAGGGTGTTCACGGTCTCGTTGAAGTCGGCCGGGGCGAAGTAGGTGGCGAAGGTGTCCACCGTCCCCAGCGGGAAGGCGTGGGCCTCGCCCGCGGCGATGAAGCGGCGCGCGTTGCCCTCGGCGTCGGTGGCCTGGCCGCGGTACTCCTCGAAAGTGATGCCGGCGTAGGTGAAGCCGCGCCGCACGTCGTTGATGAGGACTGCGCCCTGCTGCCAGTTCTCGAAGGCCTTCTCGACCTTGGCGTGGCCGGTCAGCGCCGCGAAGAACTCAGGCGAGCACAGGCAATGCACGCCGGTCATGAACTCGCCTTTGAGGTTGTCCTCGATCGCGGCCAGGACCGACAGGCATTTCGCCTTCACGTTGGTGCCGGCGTTGCCGAGGTCGAAGGCAACGACCTGCGGGGTGAGGCCGAACTCGTCGAACAGGTCGTAGATCGTGCTGCCGTCGGCGTCCAGGATCTGGCCCTTGAGCGCGCCCATACGCAGGTGTTCGAGGGTGATCGCGTGCTTGTTGCGCATGGTCTCCAGGTGCCGCGCCAGGACGCCGGCGACGGCCTCCATTTCCGTCTCCGAGCCGAAGGCCCGGATGCCCTGGACCTCCTCGGGCAGCACCACGTCGTCGTGCGGGATGTGCGGGACGACGAAGGAACGCAGCCGGCGCTGGCCGCGTTCGCCCACCGTGCCGGGCGAGCCGGGCGGCCGGGTGGGCAGCAGGTTCAGGCGCCCGGCGTACTCCTCGATGACGACCTGGCGCGTGCGCACGGGCTTGGCCGGAAACAGGTTCAAGGCTTCCAGCCGCCCGTAGCGGTTGGGGATCAGGTTGATGGCGGCGGTCAGGCTCGCCATCGAGAAGCCGGGGGAATCGAAGGGGTTGAGCATCGGGGTCTCCAGAAATGCGAAACCCGCCAGGCGGCGGGTCGCTCGAGTGGGTCGGGATCGGGTGTCGGTCAGGCGCTGTCGCGCACCACGATGCCGCGCGCTTCGAGTTGGGCGATCGCAGCGAGCTGCTGCGCGGTGGTGATCCCCGCGGGCCAGACCAGCGCGTTTCGCGCGACGATGGCGTGGCGGGCGATCAGGATCGCGTCCTCCCGGTCGATCAGCGTCGCATCGACGGCCAGCGCGAGCACGCCCACGGCGACTTCGCTGCCGTCGCCGGCCGCGGGGTCGAGGGCCTTGAGCTTGCTTGTGGCCGTCTCGCGGCCGACCACGGCGCCGAGCGGCAGGTTCTGCCCGGCGGCCACGGTCGCCTGCTCGCGCGAATACAGGTTCGGCGCCTCGTACTTCAGCAGGTCGCCGAGGTTGGGGGCTTGGGTGAGCGTGGGCATGGCTTACTCCGCGGCAAGGGGTTCTCGACGGACGAGCTTCTTGACGGCGGCGACCACGGGCGAAAAGGCCGGATCGGCGCCGGGGGCGGCCCAGTCCTGGGGCGCGTGGGTCGAGCGCACGGCCGACTCCATGCTGTGGGCGGCGCGCGCCTCGATCAGGGCGCGGCGCACCTCGGCTTCGGTGCGGCCGGCGGCGATGAACTCGGCGGCACGCTCGGGGCAGCCGGCGAGCAGACACAGTTCCGCGATCGCTTGCGCGGACTGCGCCACTTCGCGGCGGGCCTCGGCCACCAGGGCGGCGGCTTCATCCACGCCGAGCGTCTCGGACGGGGTGTCGGTCATGGTGGGGGTTCCTCGGAGAACGGTCGCCTTCCCGGTCGGGGCTTGGCGCGGCGGGGAAGACGGACGCCGCGCGGCAGAAAGATGTCGGTCGAACTCGGCGAGCACCGCGGCCAGCGTCGCCACGCCATCGGCCAACCCCGTCTCCACGGCCTGCGGGCCGAAGAAGAGCGCGGCCTCGGTCGCGCGCACCGTGTCCTCGGGCAGGCCACGCATCGCCGCCACGTGCGCGACGAAGAGCGTGTGGAGCCGGTCCACCTCGGCCTGCAGCGCCGCGCGCGCGGCGTCGTGAAGCGGCTCGTGCGGCGAGTAGTCGTTCTTGCGCGCGCCCGCGGTGATCGCCGTGTAGCGGTAGCCGTCCTGGGCGTCCTTGGCCGATTGGTCCACGTGCAGCGCGATCACGCCGATCGAGCCCACGCCGCCGGTCTCGGTGACGTAGAGCCGCTCGGCGGCGCAGCCGATCGCGTAGGCCGCGGAGAAGGCCGCGTCGTTGGCCACCGCCCAGACCGGCTTGAGGCCGGCCGCCTCGCGCACGCGGCGGGCGAGCTCGAAGCAGCCGCCGGTCTCACCGCCGGGTGAGTCGATGTCGAGCACGATGCCGGCCACCAGAGGGTCGGCCAGCGCCGCCTCCAGCCGCGCGCCGATCTCGGCATAGCTCACCAGCCCCGAGGCCGCCTCCAGCCCCAGCGTGCGCTTGACCAGGGTGCCGTGGATCGGCAGGACCGCGATCGAGCTTGACGGAGACGCCGGAGGGTTCGGGGCCCGAGGCAGCGGCGGCGCGAGTGCGACGTCCGGCGCGGCGAGATTCAGGCGGTCGGAGAGCACCGCGAGGATCAGGTCGAGCTTGGCGCGCTGGACGAGCAGGGGCGTCCCGAACAGGCGGGCGGCGAGGTGGGGGAGCATCGGTGTCAGTCCTGAAGTTCGGTGTTTGGCTTGTGGCACCGGCGGCCGCAACCGGATCGGCGGTGTCTCTCTGGTTGTCGTGCCGCGGGGAGTCCAAAACCAGTTGCGAACTCTCGAACGATGTGGCCGATTCGCCGACGTTGTGCGGGCCGGCTGCCGCGCCCACAAGCCTTGCGCGACGCGTCGGTTCGGCCAGCGCGTGGAGGACGCTGGAATGCCCTCTCCGAGCTGCCCGTCGGTCGCTCGTTCAGGAAGGTGCCAGCGTGCGTTCGAGCCGGGCCTGCATGCGGCGCAGGCAGGCCTGCAGTTCGGGCGGCGACTCCACCTCGAAGTCCACGTCCAGGCTGAGCAGCCAAGCGGCCAGCGCCGCCACCCGGTGGGCGCCCGTGACGAGCCGGCAGCGAGCCGGCCCGAGCGCCTCAAGGCGGCCGGCCAACGGGGAGATCTGCTCTTGCGCGGCGTCGACGGGCGAATGCAACACTACCCGCGCCTGCACGCGGTAGACGTCGGTGGAGATGCGGCGTGCGACGAAAGCGGCCAGATCGGCCCGCGTCGGTGGCCGGGCAGAGGCCTTGCCTCGGCTGCCGCCCGTTACGCCGTCCTCGGCGGGAAGGGGGCGCGGGGAAAAGGCGTCCCCCATTGTGCGTACGTCCTCGATGCGGTCGACGCGCAGAGTGCGCCAGTCCGCGCGTCCGCGGTCCCAGGCGACGAGATACCAGCGCGACTCTGCACACACGAGGCCAGCTGGCTCCATCCGACGAACGCTGGAGCGGCCCTGTACGTCGCGGTAGCGCAGCTCGACCACCTGCTGCAGCTCGCTGGCGTCGGCCAGCGCAGCGAGATGGCCCAGGTCGGCGGCCGGTGCTGCGTTCGTCAGTGGCTGCACCGCATCGAAAAGGCTCTTGAGCCGGCGCGCCAGCCGCGCCGGCAAGAGCGTCTCGAGCTTCATCGAAGCCACCAAAGCGGACTCCTCCAAGCCGCGCACGCCGCCCAAGGCAGCGCTTCGCAATGCGAGCGCGAGCGCGAGAGCCTCGTCCTCCTCGAAGGCCAGGGGCGGGAGCTGGGTGCCTGCCTCGAGGTGGTAGCCGCCCTCGGCACCTGGCAGCGCCCGCACCCGGTAGCCGAGTCCGCGCAGTCGCTCTACATCCCGTCGGACGGTGCGCGTCGTGACACCCAACCGCTCGGCCAACTGCGGCCCGCTCCAAGAGCGGCGCTGTTGCAGCAGGCCGAGCAGCCTCAGGAGGCGGGACGAGGCGGGCAGCATGCAGATTTCGAATGAGGACCGAAACTGTCCGCAATCCTAAAGTAGGCTGCAGGCCTTGCTCCACCCAACGCCAGGAGGCCACGCATGGACCGACCCATCCTCAACATCAACGACGCGAGTTACACCGACCTCGCTGACCTCTCCCGTCTCTGGGGCTCCGAGATGCCGGCCGAGCGCTACGGCGGCCGAACCGCGCTGATCGGCCGCGCGCTCGGCGCTCGCCAGCTCGGCTACAACGTCACCGTCATCGCGCCTGGCAAGCGGGCATATCCCTACCACTGCCACACCGTCAACGAGGAGATGTTCTTCGTGATCGAAGGCCAGGGCGTGCTGCGCGTCGGTGGGCAGACGCATCCGATCCGCGCGGGCGACGTGATTGCTTGCCCGGCCGGCGGCTCGGAGACCGCGCACCAGATCGTCAACACCGGCACCGCCGAGCTGAAGGTACTGGCGGTGAGCACTGCGCGCACGCCCGAGGTCTGCCATTACCCCGATTCCGGCAAGTTCGGCGTGCTGGACCCGGAGCACCGCTTCGCCTACATGGGGCGGGTGAAGGACGGTCTGGACTACTGGGACGGCGAGTAGTCCCGGGGTCGTCCGCGCCAGGCAGCCGGGGCTGCAGCGGCGAGGTCCGACGTCGGGCACGGCGTTGCCGCGCCGACTCGTCTGCCCGGAGAGGATCACATCGCTTCACGCATCGCTTCACGTTCGCTTTCGCTCACGTGAGCCTCCGCCGCTAGCGGAGTGACGGTGTCGCTCCGCCTGTCGTGCCGCGGATCCGAGTCGAAGACCAGCCCGAGGTCGTCCGCTCGCGCGTTGTCCGCGGCGATCTCGCGGTCGATGTCCTCGGCGTCGTAGCCGTAGGCCGAGATCGCCTCCGAGCGGCTCATGAGCCCTGCGCGGATCGCGAGCTTGAGCGCGTTGAACTCCTTGAGCGGATCGACCCACTGCCAGCCCTGCGGGATCCACTTGGCGGCCTGGTACGCGCGCCGGCGGCGGGCGTAGCCGGGGAGGCTCAGCGCCCCTTCGAGCACGGCCTGCTCCATCCAGGCCCGCCACACCGGGCGACACAGTTGGTGCACGATCACCCCGTGCTGGATGGCCTCGCAGCGGCGGCGGAATTCCAGCAGGCCCGCGCGGATGCTCGAGTAGTTCACTTGAGTGAGATCGCCGGTGAGCATCTCGTAGGTGATGCCCATGGCCGCGGCCACGGCCCGGAACTGCTGGCGCATGAACTCGCCGTAGCTCGAGCCCACGTCCGCCGGCGCCGAGAACTTGATGTCCTCGCCCGGCTCCAGGATCTGCAGCGTGCCGGGCTCCAGGCCCGCGAGCGCCACCCCCTGGGCATCGGGCAGCCCTTCGCCCATCAGGCTGTCCTCGGGCGCGAGCCGCGTGATGAAGCCGGCGAACATCGCCGCGGTCTTCTTGCGCACCAGTTCCGCGTCGTCGTACTGGTCGAGCTCGTGCAGCTTCACCAGCGCCCGCGCGAGCCATGGCTCGCCGCGGATCTGCCCCGGGCGCAGCGGGCGGAACAGGTGGATGACCTCGGAGGCACCCACGCGCACGGTGTCGAGACCTCCCGCGGAGGCGCCCGTGCCCGACATCGGCGCCAGACTCCCGTCGCCCGGATGCGAGCGGGTCAGGTGGTAGGCCACGCGCCGCCCGAGCCGGTCGAACTCGATGCCCGCGCGGATGACGTGGCCCGAGGGCAGGTCCCGGTTCAAAGTGGTCGGCAGGTGCTCGGGCTCCAGCACCTGCAGCTGCAGACCCACCGGCAGACCGTCCTCGGGACGGCGCCAGCGCAGGCGCACCAGCGCCTCGCCGCCTTCCAGCATCGCGCGGCAGGCGAGCGCCTGCAGGCCGTAGAAGTCGGTGAGTCCTGCGGCGTCGGCCTCCTCCACCCAGTCCCACCACAGCGCGTGGATGGCTTCGCGCACGGCCGCATCAGTCACCATGCTCTGCGGCTTGATGCCGGTGCCGATGGCGTTGGCGACGAAGGCCTCGATGCCGGCGGCCGCCCAGGCGTTGCGCCGGGCGAGATCGCGGCTCTTGGCGCGCAGTTCGTTCTGCGTGAAAGCCAGCGCCGCGACCGCCCCGGGATTGCCGACCTGCCAGGCGACGGCCCTACGGCCGCCGCCCACGCCGTCGTAGGTGGGGCTGGTGCCGAGCAGCCGGCGCTTGAGGGTGCTGAGCCAGCTTGCTGGCGTTTGTGAGGTGCGCCAGCCCATCACGTCCCCTTGGTCGTCGTGATCCGGATCTGCCGCGGCGCGCCGGGCCACAGCCCCGTGGCCACGGCCTGCTCGAAGAGGTCGCGTTTCACCTGGCGAATAGCAGCTTGCAGTTCCTCCACGCTGCGGTACTCGACCGTCTTGTCGCCGAAGCTCACGCGCTTCTCGCCCTTGGCGAGTGCGGCTTGCAGGGCCTCGAGGTCGGCTTGGGTGTAGGCCATCAGCGGTAGACCACGAGGTCGATCTCGGGGGAGTCGGCGAACGACGCCGCGGTGGTCGCGCAGCCCACATCGACGTGCGTCGGCGTCTTCTCGTCGGCGGTCGCGCGCACGATCAGCAGCCGCTGCGTGCCGCTGTTGGTGCTGCTGCGGGCCACGCCCACCCAGGCATAGTTCGCGTCCGGCAGCGGGCTGGCGAAGTGCACGCGGTAGCGCCCTGCGGCCAGCCGGGTGACCGAGGCGACGTTGTGCGCGGCCCGCACGACGATCTGGTTGCCGACATGGCCGAAACACACCCAGGCGCGCGCCAGCCCCGGATGGCTGGCATCGATCTTGGTCTTGACCTCCAGGCCGATGCGGCTGGCCAAGGCGGCGATGCGCGCAGCCAGACTCATCAGAGCAGCGCCCCTTCGAAGATCGCGACGAAGTCGGTGTCGGTGTCGCCCACGTCGGCGGCGGCCACGGCGCCGATGTTGCTGCGCGCCTGGGATTGCTCGGCGGCCGTCAGGGTCTGCGCCGCGTCGAAGCGCACGCGGTGGTTGACCGCGGCAAGCAGCGCGTCCAGACCGCTGGTGCCGTCTTGCAGCAGCTGCTGGATCTCCAGCAGCGTGTCGTAGGCGGCATCGGCCCCGCCCAGGATCTCGGCCTTGAGGGTGTCGAGCAGCGTGACGATCTTGTGCGAGGAGTAGGTGCTGCTCGTGGCGACCTGGGCGTCGTCGATCGCTCCCGAGGCCACCACCGCGGCCTTCAGCTCGTTGATGGCCGCCACCAGGCTCGACTTGTCGGTGGTGGTGAGCTGGGCGAGGTTCCCGGCCTTCGCGCGGACGTCGTTGAACTCCTGCGCGACGCGGAGCACCAGGCTCTCGATACGGGTGGTCAGTGACATAGCGTCTCCTCGTCAGGACAGCCAGCGGCTCTTGATCACGCGCCGGCCGGTGGTTCGGGTGGCAGAAACACCCAGGCCACCTCGATGGGTGGCCTCGGTGATCGATTCAGTAGGTGTTTCAAGGGCTGGCGGACTGGCCAGCCCCAGTTGCCGCTCCAGTTCGCGCCAGTGGCGTTCCTCGAAGCGGTCGAGCCCCGAGGCCGCAGCAGCAGCACGGGCATAGACGTAGCAATCCAGCGCTTCGTTGCGCTCGCGCACCTTCTGCCACTCCCGCACCGGAAAGCCATTCCTGTCGCGGCGGGTGATCAGTTGCTCGGCGCAGAGCTGCTGGAGGAACTCGGCGTCGATCTTGGGCAGGTGGACGAAACCGGCCGGGTAGGTCACCGTCACGCCGTCGTCGGCCACCTCCGCGCTCTGGCGCAGGTGGTTGTAGAACTCGAGTTTGGCGAGCCCCACCGCGACCGCATACACCTTGATGCCCCGGCGCAGCTTCTTGCCCGCCTGCGAGACATCGACCGCCGTCGGTGTGCCGATCAGGGCTGCGCCCCCCATCGAACCCGTCCGCACGCCCTTGACCGCCATCACCCGCGCGTCGCGGCAGGCGCGCACGAAGGCGTAGGCCTCCTGTGTCGCAAAGCCGGTGTCCAGCGCCAAGCGGGCCAGCGGCATGGCCGCGCCCGAGGCATGGGTCCAGGTCTCGGCGAGCATCCCGCCCAGCGCCTTCCACACCGCATCCCGTGCGGTGTCGCCCATCAGCACCCGGTGCTCGATGAGCCAGGCCTCCTTGCCACGCCCGAAGGCCCAGACCGAGACCTCGATGCGGTCCTTCTGCACGTCGGCGCCGGCGGTGAGCAAGAGCCCGCCGGCGGGAATGGTGCCGATGGCATAGTCCTCGCGGCGCTCCAGCAGGCGTTGCCAGTCGGGCGCTTCGCCCTCCTCGACCCAGGTCTCGCCGAGCTCGGTGTTCTTGAAAGTCTTGATGGCAGCGGCCGATCCCGACTCTTTACTGACGGCGGCTTCCCACGCAGCGGCGATCTCGCACCAGGCGCGCCAGCCCAGCGGGCTGTACAGCGACGACAGATGAAACCCCGCCGTCTTGCCCGAGCCTTCCGCCGTCGCGCGCCACTCGCCGTGCTCCAGCATCCAGGTCTTGTGGTGCTCGGCGATCGCCGTCTCGCATGATTCGCAGACGTAGGCCGCCGTCTCGGGCCGGCCCTTCTCCCAACGCAGTTGCTCGAAGCGCAGCCACTGCCGGTGCGAGCAATGCGGGCAGGGCACGAAGTAGCGGCGCTGGTCGCTGGCCTCGTACTCACGCTCGATGGCCGAGGCGCCCGCGATCGTCGGCGTCGAGACGATGAAGATCTTGCGCCGCGCAAAGGTGCGCGTGCGCGCCTCAGCGAGCGAGATCGCATCGCCCTCCCCCTCGACATCGAGCGGGTAGGCGTCCACCTCGTCGAGAAAGAGATAGCGCACCGGCATCGAGCGCAGGCCCACCGCGCTGTTCGCGCCGGTCATCACCAGCACGCCGCCACGAAACTCCTTGGCGAGGATGGTGTTGCCCGAGTCGCGCGAGCGCGCCGGGGCGATCAGTTCGGAGAGCACCGGCGACTCCTCGATCAGCGGGTCGATGCGCTGCTTGGAGTTGCGCTTGGCCATCTCCACGGTGGGCCACACCGCCATCATCGGCCCCGGCGCGTGGTGGATCACGTAGCCGATCCAGTTCGAGCCGGTCTCGGTCGCGCCCACCTGCGCGCCCTTCATGAACACCACGCGCTCGATGGGCGAGGTCGGCGACAGGCAGTCCATGATCGCCTTCAGATACGGCGTGCGGCTGGTGCGCCAGCGCCCCGGCTCGCTCGAGGCCTTGCTCGACAGCACCCGGTGACGGTCGGCCCATTCGGAGACGGTGAGCAGCGGGTCCGGCGTGAGGCCCTCGCGCCAAGCGCGCTCGATGACGTCCCAGCCCTCATAGGCGAACTCGTCCATCAATCGACCCGAACCTTGAGTTCCCCGAGCTCGGCGAGGTGCTCGCGCACGGCGGCATCCAGGGCCACGTGCAGGGTGTGAGCCTCCACGCCGAGCCGGGCCGCCATCTGCGCCGAGATCCGCGCCGGCCAGTTGAGCCAAGCGTCGCGCTCCGTACGGGCGAGCTTGAACACATGCGCGATGGCCTGGTGGCGATCGACCAGTTCGCCCTTGAGGCGGGCCAGCCGCACCTTGTTGGTCTGCGCCTTGACCACTTCGTTGACCGTGCGCGCCTGCACGAGCGTGGTGCCGCCTGCGGGCAGGCCGGTGGCGAGGTTGGGGGCCGGATCCTCCGCCACCCGCACCTTCACGGTCCGGGAGCCCGTTCCCGCCTTCGGCGGCTCGGAGTTCCGGGTCCAGTCGCGGTCGGCCCGGTCTGGGTCGATGGTGCCGTCCGCCTCGGGCGTGATGCGCCCGGTGCGGATGGCCTTGTGCACGGCGGTGTCCGATACCCCACGGTGGCGGGCGTAGGCGCGAATCGAGATGCCCATGGCCCTCTTCGATCAAGTCATCGTCAGTTCTTGGCCAACACCCGCAGAAAACGCTTGGCTTCACGGGCGAACAGCGCGTTCATCACGTCACCCCGAACCACCCGATCGAAAGGACGCCCGATGAACCCCCACATCCCCGACCTTCTCGCCACCAAGCTCGCCGAGGCCGCCCTGACCGTGCTGGTGCGCACTTGCCGCAAGGAGGTGGCCGCCGCCAGCCGCGACGAGCTCGAAGCCGCCTGCGCCGCGATGCGCGCCAAGGCCCGGCCGGTCATCGACCGCTTGTTTGACGACGCAAGGGCTGCGCCCTGGGTCGGCGAGATGGCCTTCCACGCCGCCGCGCTCGAACTGGCGCAGGCCGGCATCTCGGTGTTGCGCAAGGTCTGACGAGCAATGCGAAGCCAAGCAAGAACGCTTGGCTTCTCACGCGAACAGCGCGTTCATCACCTCACCCAATCACCACGCACCAAGGAGCAGACCATGACCCTGCGCATCCGCCAACCCCAGGTCACCGACACCAACGGAAACGCCCTCGGCACCCGCCTGATCCGAATCGAGTTCGACGAGCAAGGCCCAGCGACCGTGATGCACGACGGCCAGCGTTACGACTTCACCGGCAAGACCGGCACCCACCTCAAAACCGGCTTGGCGGTGCGCGAGATGGCCACCGCGCGCGATGCGCGCCTGTGGATCAGCCTCGATGGCGAGCACCTGTGGGAAGACTGACTCGCGCCGATCCATCCCTATCCAGGAGCAGACCATGAGCACCATCACCCTGACCCCCGCCCAGCACGCGATCCTGGCCCATGCGCTCGAGCACAGCGACGGCCGAATCGACTGGTTCCCCGAGCACATCCAAGGCGGTGCCCGCCGCAAGGTGCTCGATGGCCTGGCCAACCGCGCCCTGATCGCCCGCCAGGGCGAGGTCTGGGTCGTCGCCGACGCAGGCTACGAGGCCCTGGGCGTGCCGCGCCCGGGTGCCCGCACCGCCCAGCGCCAGTCCTTCGTCACCAAGCTCGATGCGGTGATCGCCCAGGCTGAGCAGGCGCAGACGGCACCCGACGAGGCCGACCTGGAGGCCGCCGTCACCGCCGCCGAAGCCACCTGGGCGCAGGATGCGCATCGCAGCGCCGAGCCCCGCCGCCCCCGCGCCGACAGCAAGCAGGCGCAGGTGATCGCGATGCTGCAGCGTCCCGAAGGCGCCACCCTCCGCCAGATCATGGACAGCACCGGCTGGCAAGCGCACACGGTGCGCGGCACCTTGGCCGGGGCGCTGAAGAAGAAACTGGGCCTGACGATCGTCTCCGAGAGATCCCCGGGCGGCGAGCGCGTCTACCGGCTTGCCTGAGTCGCGATGGGGCAGCACATCCCGCGCGGGCTGCCCAATCTGACCGGGTTCGTGATTCACTGCGCGATCGCCGACGAGTCGCTCGCCGCCTGATCGAAGGCCAGGCCATCCGCCTCGCGGGTGGCTTGCTGGCCCGTCCAGTCCTGCCAGCGCCGCACGATCACGTCCGCATACTTCGGGTCGAGCTCGATCAGCCGCGCCACGCGCCCGGCCTTCTCGGCCGCGATCAGTGTCGTTCCGGAACCGCCGAAGGGGTCGAGCACCACGTCGCCCGGGCGGCTGGAGTTGCGGATGGCCCGCTCGACCAGATCCACCGGCTTCATGGTCGGGTGCAGATCGTTCTTCGCTGGCTTCTTGATCTGCCAGACGTCGCCCTGGTCGCGGTCGCCGCACCAGTGGCGCGTCGCGCCTTCGGGCCAGCCGTAGAGGATCGGCTCGTACTGGCGCTGGTAGTCCGAGCGGCCCAGCGTGAAGGTGTTCTTGGCCCAGATGATGAAGGTCGACCAGTGCCCGCCGGCGGCGCGGAAGGCCGCTTGCAGCGTGTCCAGTTCGCTGGAGGACATGGCGACGTAGATCGCGCCTCGGGTGTGCGCCATGATCAGCGCCAGCGCGTCGTAGAGGAAATCGTAGAAGCCTTCGCCCAGCGCATCGTTGAGGATGGGGCGGTGTTTGCCGCGCAGCTTGTCCTTCGCGCTGTTGGCGTAGTTCACGTTGTAGGGCGGATCGGTGAAGACCATGTCCGCCCGCTCGCCGTCCGGAAACAGGCGCGCGTAGGCCTCGGCGGTGGTCGCGTCCCCGCAGACCAGGCGGTGCGGCCCGAGCCGCCAGACGTCGCCCGGCCGAGACACCGGCTCTTCCGGCATCTCCGGGATGGCATCGTCCTCCGTCCGGCCCTCGATCTGTGGTTCCTCATCGGCCAGCAGTTCTGCCAGTGCATCGGCGTCGAATCCGGTGAGATCGAGATCGAAGCCATCGTCCTGCAGCGCCTCCAGTTCGATGCGCAGCAGGGCATCGTCCCAGGTCGCGAGTTCCGCGAGCCGGTTGTCCGCGAGCACCAGGGCGCGGCGCTGGGTCGGCGTGAGGTGATCGAGCACGACCACCGGCACGGTGGGCAGGCCCAGCTTGCGCGCGGCGGCAAGCCGCCCATGGCCCGCGACCAGCACACCGTCGGCGCCGGTGAGAATGGGATTGACGAAGCCGAACTCCGCGATGGAGGCCGCGATCTGGGCGATCTGCTCGTCCGAGTGCTGGCGGGCGTTGCGCACGTAGGGCAGCAGCTTGTCGATCGGCCAGTGCTCGATGCGATCGGCCAGCCAGCTCATGCAGTGACCTCCGCCGTCTCGCCCAGCCGCTCGGCGGCGACTTCGGCGAAGGTCCGACCGCTGCCCTCCAGCACCGGCACCGTGCCCGGGTGGTGCTGCAGCCAGCGGCGCAGCGCGACGTCCACGTACTGGGGAGCGAGTTCGATGGCGCGTACCGGGCGGCCGGTGAGTTGGCCGGCCAGCAGCGTGGTGCCCGAGCCCGCGAACGGCTCGAAGACGATCTCGCCCGCGTCGGTGTAGGCCTCGATGAAGAACTTCGGCAGGCCCAGCGGGAACACCGCCGGATGATCGATGCCTTCACCGATGCGGCCGCGCTGGCGCGTCACCTCGACGACAGAGTCTGGGATGCGGAACGCCTGCGTCGGCTGGCCGGCGTGGTTCCAGGCGCCGACCTTGCCATCCTTGCCGCGCATCGCGGTGGAGGATCCGTCGGCGCGCAGGTGCGTCTCGTGCCCGGCCCACGTGCAGGGCACGGTCTTGTTAGGCTTGCGCGAGCGTCGGTTGAAGTGAAAGACGAACTCGTGGCGGGGCGCCAGCCGCCCGGCCCAGTCGCCGGGCACGGTCACCGACTGGTCCCAGACGTACCAGCCGAAGCGCCGCCAGCCTTGGCTGCGCATCCACTCGATCCAGCCGTCCCAGTACGGCTGCCACTCGTTGTCGCGATGGACGAGGCCGAGGTTGACCAGCATCTGGCCGTCCTCGCGCATGGCCGTTTGAGCAGCGCCGAACACGCTTTGCATCAGTGCGTCCCAGTCCGAGATGCCGCCGGTGGTGTAGTCGCGCTGGTTGGCATACGGCGGGCTGGTGAAGAGCAGGTGCGCCCGCTCGCCATCGAGGAGGCGCGCGACGGCGGCCGCGTCGCGGCTGTCGGCGCAGAGCAGCCGATGTTTGCCCAGCAGCCACAAGTCGCCGGGGCGCGTGACCGCCACCGTGGGCGGTGTGACGTCGTCCTCGTCCGGGTCACGGGCCAAAGCGCTCGTGTCCTCTTCGTCGGACGGTTCGGTCTCCTCGATGGCGTCGAGCAGGCCTTCGATCTCGGAGGCCGAGAAGCCGGTCAGGTCCAGATCGAAGCCGGCGTCGGCCAGTTCGGCGAACTCCAGCGCCAACATCGCCTCGTCCCAGCCGGCATCGAGCGCGAGCCGGTTGTCGGCGATCACGTAGGCGCGCTTCTGCGCAGGCGTCAGGTGCGCAAGCTCGATCACCGGCACCTCGGCGAGCCCCAGCTTGCGCGCGGCCAGCAGCCGGCCGTGACCGGCGATCACGCCGTGGTCGCCGTCGACCAGGATCGGGTTGGTCCAGCCGAACTCGGCGATGCTGGCGGCGATGCGCGCGATCTGCTCGTCGCTGTGCGTGCGCGGATTGCGGGCGTAGGGGATCAGCGTCTCGACCTTGCGGTACGTGACGGCAAGCATGTCCAGAATCGGTGCCTCGGAAACGAAGAAGCCCGCCGACGGTGGACCGTGGGCGGGCTGGGGGTGTCGGGGAGAAGGTCTCGGGCTGGAGGGCTGCAAACCGCAAACCCTGCAAACCTCGGTTTGCATCCTGACGGTGGCGAAGCGCCGCGCTCGCGCCCCCCGCATCGCGATTTCGGCAGGAAGGACCCGTTGATGCTTGGGCGGCTTCGTCGGGCGTCACCGCTGTCCAGAAGTTAGCGGAAATACTACCCCCGGACCGGCGAATCTGTTGCAGCGGCCAAAGCCGCATCACGCCGCAGACGCACGCGGATGCACGATCCCACCCGCCAAATCACGCCAAAACACTACGCCGTCAAGGCGACGCCGTTGAGGTGATCGGCCACCAAATGCAACGCCCGCTGCCACCGCCGCCAAGCCGTGGTCCGGTCGCAGCCGAAGCGGGCGCAGATGTCGCGCCAGCGGTGGCGCTCGGCGCGCATCCACACGAGATGCCGCTCTTCTTCCTCCAGCCACAAGACCCAGCGCATGGTCTGGAGCATGCGCTCGATGGCCTCGGGACTGGGCGGGAAGCGCCGGATGGTCGGCTCGGCCCCCAGCGTCTCCCAGGGCATGCGCCGGATCGCGGGCCAGGTGTTGAAGTAGCCCTGCACGCGCACGGGCGGCAATCGGTGGGCGGTGATGGCCGCCTCCCGGAAGCGTTCGGCCACACGCTCGACGGTCCACTCAGCCATGGCGTGCCTCCCGTGCACCGTAGAGCCGCTCGCCGATTCGGCGGATCAGCTCGCGCTCCGTCCAATCGAGCCGGTCATCGTCGAGGCAGACGACGAGCAGGCGTTGCTCGCGCCAGCCGCGGCGCTTGACGGCCTCCACGTCCATCGGCTCGGGCTGCAGGCGCCCCAGCGGGCAGCGGTAGCGAGGGGTCGGGAGGTCCATCTCATGCCTCCTGCGCCGCGTCGTGCTGCTGGATGGCCCAGTGCAACAGCGCCAGGGCGTCGGCTTCGTTGTCGTCGGCGGGCTGATAGCCGCGCGCACGCATGGCCACCATCATCTCGTCCTTGCTCGCATTGCCCTTGCCGGTGACGTGCTTCTTGATCGTGCCCACCGGCACGCCCTGGTAGGGAATGCCGTGGTGCTCGCACCAGGCCGTGAGCGTGGCCAGGAACCCGCCGTAGGCGTGCGCGGCATCGGTGGAGGCGTGGCGGCGCACTTCCTCGAAGTACAAAAACTGAAGTTCAGAAACCGATGTCTGAATTTCAGAAATCCAACGGCCAAAGCGCAGGTAGCGCATGCCGCCGCCTTCGAATCGCTGTGGCTTGAAGGATTGGCTGCCGCTGGTGATGCGGCCGGTGCGGTCGCGCAGCGCCCAACCGCTGGTGGTGCCCAGGTCCAGGGCCAGGATCGTGGTGTGCATGGTGTCAGTCCTCGTTCGGTGGGGACTGACGCATCCGACGCACGATATCGATTACTCCCGTGAGGCGCGCGCACGCGCACGCGCGTAGAGACTTACGATGTACAGCGTCAGATGCGTCAGTCCGGCAGGGGGTCATGGGTGTTCAGTCGTCGGCATAGGGGGTGTAGGCGGGCTGCGTCGGGTGCTTGAGGCCCACGCCACGAAAGCCCCGGATGCCGGCGGCGTTGCGCCATTTCTCGACGCCGCGGGTGATCAAGAGGTCGGAGAAGCGGCGCTGCGAGCCGACGAACTCGCCAGCGGCCTCCGCCCACTGCTTCCAGTCGCTGAACAGTTCGGCCGTCAGCGACTTGGCATTGGCCTCGCGCACGCAGCGCTCGTCGAGCCAGCGGCCCAGCGCGTCCTCGGCTTCGAAGTACTCTTCGGTGGCGGCCACCACCTGCGGCGGCGGATCGAGCCGGCCCAGGCGCTGCCAGGCCAGGCAGCCCTCCAGCGCCCAGGCCAGGATCCCGTCGCGCTCGGCGAGCAACTTGTGCTGCAGGTGTTTGTCCCGCCGCTCGGGCGGCACGGTGATCGTGAAGGGGATCAGGTGCAGCCGGCGCTTCATGGCCTCGTCGATGTTGCGGATGGCGGGCTTGTGGTTGCCGGCGACGAAGAGCTTGAACTGCGGCCAGAACTCGAAGAAGTCTTGCCGCATGAACCGCGCCGAGATCTTGTCGCCGCCCGTGAGGCTCTTGACCTTGGACTCGGCCCAGCGCCGCCCTTGCTCGGTTTCGATCGCCGCTACGAAGCGCGCGCCGCGCAACCCCGCCATGTCGGTCGGATGGCGGTCGGTACGCGTCTCCATGAAGGTGTCCATTGGCGCGTTGGCGGCGTAGTCGCCCAGGATCGTGGCCAGGGTGTTGACGAACACCGATTTGCCGTTGGCGCCGGTGCCGTAGAGGAAGAACAGCGCGTGCTCCTGGGTGGAGCCGGTGAGCGCATAGCCCGCCATGCGCTGCAGATAGGCTTGCAGTGCCGCATCGCCGCCGGTCACTTCGGCGATGAACTGCCGCCAGGTCGGGCAGTCGCCGCCGGGCGTGGCGGTCGTGATCTTGGTCATGCGGTCGGCGCGGTCGTGTGCGCGCAGGCGGCCCGTCCTGAGGTCGACCACGCCGCCTGGGGTGTTGAGCAGCCAGGGATCGGCGTCCCACTCGGCGGTGGTCGCGGCGTGGCGGCGGTCTGCGCGAGCCAGGCGTTCGACGCCGCCGACGGTGCCGGAGGTGGCCAGCTTGGCCGCCAGCTTGGGGTTGTCGGCCTGGAGGGCCGCGTGTCGGCAGACACCGCGGATCAAGTCGGTGGCCGCCAGCGTCTCCTCGTTGCGCCAGCGCCGACCGTCCCACACCAACCAGCGGCCCCAGGCCGCCACGTAGCGCCAGTCGCGGTGGTAGCGCCGGGTGAAGGCCAGCGCCAGGGCATCTTCGGTGCCCCACACCGATTCATCCGCGCCGATCACCGGCTCGCCGGGGTCCGCAATGTCATGCACCTGCACACGCGGACCGTGGGCGAGGAAGGCCGCGACGTCGAAGCCCTCCATCACGGCGTCCGCCGCGTCCCAGCCGTCCGCCGCTTCCTCGGGCGGGTACAGGATGTGGCAGGTCTTCGCGCCCGCCGACAGAATCGCCTGGGCCGCCTGCACGGCGTACTCCCAGCCCGGCTTGTCGCGGTCAGGCCAGACCAAGACGGCCTTGCCCGCCAGCGGCGACCAATCGGTCTTGTCCACGGGCGCATTCGCCCCGTGCATCGCGGTGGTGGCGCACACGCCGGCGTCGATCAAGGCCTGGGCGCATTTCTCGCCCTCGACCAGCACGACCTGGGCGGCGTCCTGGATCCCCGGCTGGTTGTACAGCGGCCGCGGCTCGGGCGGAGCCATCTTGCGGCGGCGCGCGTCCCAGGGCCGGAACTCCTTCTTGCGCCCGGGCGGGTCGTAGCGGTAGACGACGGCGATGAGGTGCCCTTGTGCGTCGAGGTAGTCCCACTTGGCGGTGGCGGGACCCAGGTCGTCGACCGGGGTCTCCTTGGCAGCCTTGCGCGCCGGGGCCGTGGGGGCACGGCCGACGAGGTCCTCGGCCAGGTCGAGGACGCGGGCGAAGTCGCCGTGCACGTCCATGCCGAAGTGGGCGCCGATCAGGTGGAACACATCGCCGCCGTCGCCGGTGGCTCGATCGGTCCACAGTCCCGCCTTGTCGCCGTCGAGCACGACCTCCAGGCTGTCGCCCGGGCTGCCGAGCACGTCGCCGATGACGAACTTGCCGCGGCGCGTCCGACCGGCGGGGAACAGGGTGAACAGCACCGCTTCCAGCCTAGCGAGCAGGGCGGCGCGCACGGCCTCGCGGCGCTCGGACGCCGGGATCTCGGGCACGGGCGCGGTGTCATTGAAGTCCAGCATCCGCCTCCTCCTCGTGCACTGCGTCGGCCGTGTGCAGGGCTTGGCTTTCCTCCATCCACGCGATCAGTTCGCTCAGCTTGAAGCGCAGCAGCTTGCCGACCCGGTAGTGCGGCAGGCCGAGACGCCGGCGCTCCTTGGCGTGGGTGAGCCAGTAGAGCGGCAGATTCAGCGTCAGCGCCGCCTCGCGTGCGTCGATCAGGCGCTCCCCGAGCACCTGGTGCAGCGGTGTGTCGTTCATGCCGCGGCCCTCCAGCACCGGTCCTGCCACGGGCACATCCGGCACTCGACATGGGTGGGATCTACGATCCCCCGCGGCAGCAGTTCGCCCGCCTCGGTGGCCGTGATGACCTTCACGGCCCGGTCGGACATGCGCTGCGCCAACGCCGCATCGAACGGCACCAGCTCGGCGTGGATCTCCATCGTGTCGGCGTTCACCGCCGTGAACAGCGCCGGGTGCGCGTGCAGCCCCAGGTAGGCCTGGTAGAGCGCCACTTGCGCGGCGTAGACCGGCTTGGCCACCGCGAGTCGGTGCCTCTCCAACTCGCGCCACGATTTGGCGCCCAGGCACTTGTTCTCCCACAGCGCCGGGTAGCCGGAACCGAACCCCAGGTCGGGCCCGGCGACGAGCACCCCATCGACGTGGCCCTGCAGGCGCCCGTCGAGCGCCGAGAAGCCGAACTGTTCGCCCGCGTCGTTTCGCGTGCGCAGATCGAAGCCCGCCGCGCGCAGCCATCCGACCATGCAGTCCTCAGAGACGCGCCCGCGCTCGAAGACGCGCAGCATGCGACCGTCGGTCTCGCGACCCGGATCGACCGGGGCGTCGGCGACCTCGTATTGCAGCGCGCGCTCGCACGCGGCCCCGAGGCGCGAGGCGCCCAGGTAGCCGCGCTTGCCCTGTTCGGCGCGGGCACGCTGCATCCCGGCGTCGATCAGCGCCGTGAGCTGACCCGAGAGGCTCGCGGTGGCGTTGAAGTCCATCATGACGTCACCTCCCACGGCAGGTCGTCCTCGAGATCGGCGAAGGGATCGGACACCGGGTGCTTCAGCCCGCGCACCGGCGGGTACTTGGTCGCCTCGTGGTGCTCGACCATCGCCTCCGTGTAGCAGGTGACGATGGCGTCGATCACCCGCAGGGCCTCGTCCTCGGAGTACGCGCCGAGGGGCTTGTCGAAGCCGATGCTTTCTGCCGCCGCACCGAAGGCCTTGAGGCACTTCCTCATCGCGGCGAGTTCGACGTCAGACGGATCGATCATCGCGACCTCCCCGAGGGGTGAACGTCCGTCCCGCACCCGCAGCCAGTTGCCGTAGAGCGTGTGAAACGCCTCCTGGCAGCGCCACGAGCAGAACACCCAGTCGATCGGATAGCGCTGGGCGTCGCCCACCGGATGCCGAAGGTCCGAGTGGCCGTAGCCGCGCGCCTGTCGTTTGCAGACCCAGCACTTCACCGGCCCTCCTCTCACTGCGCCCAGGCCGGCTTGCCCGGCACGGCGGGGCGTTGCGGGGCGGCCGGCGGCATCGCACGGGGCGGAGTCGCCGCCGCCGGCGCGCCGGAGTGGCCGGTGCCCGACGCTTTGGGCGGCAGTCCCATCAGGCGGGCGTAGTCCGGGTGGTCGGGCTCGACGGCGCTCTTGATGACGTTCTTCAAGTCGCCGCGGCCGTCCTTCTCGATGTCGATGCGGGCGAGGAACTCGATGCCGTCGAGCTCGTGGAAGCCCTGGATGCGCCGCGCGGCGGCGGCCTGCGGCCCGTTGTCCTGGGGATGGACGTTGCGGGCGCTGTTGAGGATCGCGCGCACGAAGCTGCGGCCCATCTGGCCCCAGGCCGGGCCCTTCGGGGAATGCAGGCCGATGTTGCTCCAGAGCTTGCGCCGGGCGTACTCGCCCTCCAGCACCACGAACTCGGCCGCGAGATAGACCGAGCCGGTCTCGAAGCTTTGCGTGGCGTAGCCCCCGGTCCAGCCCTGGGCCGGGTCATCAAAGCCCCCGGGCTTGAGGGTCATGCGCACGCGGGCGAGCGTGCCCTTGGGGATGAGGTCGAAGCTGGGCTGCTGTTCGGCGTCGTTGAAATCGTTCCAGGCGGTCATGGTTTACTCCTTGGATGTCGGGATTCGAGTGGCGGCGGCGCACTTGTCGATCAGCGCGCGCAGGTTCGGCGGCTCCAGCAACTCGAGCTGGCCGGAGCGGTCCTTGGCCGGGACGCCGTAGGGGTTCACCGTGTGGCAGACGAAGGCGCGGTAGGACGAGCCGTCCTCGGCCTTGATCTCGGCCAAGGTGACGACTTCATCGACGATGCCGGGCAGTTCCGCCGCGGTCTTGGCGCCCTCGATCTGCGGCACGAAGACCTTGCGGTTGAAGTCGTCCAGGCGCTCGTCGAGGATGGCCACGAACACCACGTGCTTGCCGCGCGCGTGCTGCAGGTGGGTCAGCGCCCCGATGAGTTCCGAGCCGAGCAGGCCGTAGGCGCCCCGGGTGTCGGGCTTGCCGGTGCGCTCGCTGTAGGCCTGCGGCTGGGTCTTGGCCCAGACGAGCGCCAGGCGCGCGAGTACCGTGATCGAGTCGACGAAGTAGGTGTCGTACTTGGCGAGTTGACCGGGATCGCCGTAGCGCTCGCACACATGCCGGTAGTGCGCCTCGGAGAACGGCGCGTCGGCGGGCAGCGCCGGGTTCGGGCCGGCGAGGAACACCACGAGATCGCGGAACTCCGGCCAGGTGCTCGGGCGCACGCAGTCGCCGCGCCAGTCCTTGACGGCCAAGTCGCCAGCCTCGAGGTCGACGAACAGGGTCGATCCTTCCGGCAGCGTCTTGAGCTGGCTGGTCTTGCCGATGCCGCTCTTGCCTAGAAGCACGAGCTTCACGCCCTGCTTCTCGCGCAGCCGCTGGTCGGCGGTGATGATGGGGAGGGCCATCACGCCACCTCCTTCAGCCGCTCCGCGACCGCCGGGTTCCAGAGGATCTGGTAGCCGCTGTGCCCGTTGCGCGAGTACGGCATGGCTTCGGCCCAGGCCTCGCCGGCCTCGGTCAGCTCCCACTCGTCGCGCTCGTTGCGGAACTGCAGGCCGTGGCGGGCCAGGCGCTGGTTGGTGGCCTTGGCCGACAGGCCGAGCAGCCTGCCGAGCTGGGTGGCGTTGAGGGAGCAGATCGCCTCGTTCGCGGCGGTGTCCCTGGCAGGAAGGGCGCGGCGCAGCGTCTCGACCGCCAGGCCCGTGTTCTCCTGGATGCAGGTGAGCGTGGCCGCCATCGCGATGCCGGGTTTGACCCCCGGTACCTTGGCCACGGCCTCGCCGATCAGCAGGATCGAGCACACACGGTCTTGGGTCGGGGCAGGCAGGGCCGGTGTTCCGGACAGCACGTAGCGACCCGTCTTGCGGATCGCCGGCAGCACCTCGTGGGTCACCCAGCGCTTGAAGCGCTTGGCCTCGGGCTTCCGGCTGCCGAGGACCAGGCTGTACAGCCCGGGCTCGTTGACGACGGTCATCTCCTGCTCGCCGCCAGGGGTCGGAATTGAATTCCGGGCCTTTTCGTCGTCGTCCAGCCGGGCCACTGCCTTGTGGGTCTCGGGCAGGTGCAGGGCCGCACACACATCGGCCGCGACGAACCAGGGCTCACCTTGGGCGTCGGTGACCACGCGGACCGGCCGGCCTTCGAAATCGAACGGGATGAGTTCGGTGGGCATGGGTCAGTCCTCCGAGGTCAAGGTCAGCCGAAACGTCGGCTTGCCGGGCTTGACGGTGCGGGCGGCCTCGAACCCGGCGCGCAGTGCCGGCGGCCAGTTGGAGAAGCGCGATTCCGAGACGGAGTACTCGACGTCGAGGTAGTCCTCGACCTTCTCGCCGGCGGCGGCGATGCGCCGGGCGATGGCGGCCAGTTGCGCCTGGTCCCAGGAGACGCGCTTCGGGACCTCGACCGTCACGCGAAGCAGCCCGTCCTTCAGGTGCACGACGCCGAAGTCCTTGCCCGCCTCGAGGCGGGCAGCACGGGCCTGCTCGCCGTAGGCGGCCTCCAGCGCGGCGTCGAACTTGGCGCGGGCTTGTTTGAGCCAGGCGAGCGCTTCGTCCAGGTGGCGGCTGATCTCCGCCTTCTGGGCGGGCGGAAGCGCGGCGAGCTGGCCGACGGACATCGCGGCGATGTCGGCGGGGTAGAGGGTCAAATCGCTCATCGCACCCCCTTCAGCGCGCCGCGCGCTCGGAGGTCGAGTCGTGCAGGGCGCCACGCTCGAACTCGATGACCGACTCCAGGGGGTAGCTGACGCGCTTGGACAGCTTCAGGTAGCGCGGGCCCCGCCCTTCGCTGCGCCAGCGCTGCAGGGTCTTGGGGCTCAGGCCCCAGCGCTGCGCGAGCTCGTTCTCGTTGAGGACCCGACGGTCGCCGGGAGACAGGCTGTTGATCGCATCGACCGGCGACCGGGGGATGGTGCTTGCCGTTGTCGGCATGGAAGCCTCCTATGACGCTGTTGAGGAACAGGTGTCATTGCAGGCTTCGGGTGGCGAACCTTGGAGGGACCGAATGGCGAACCACGCGGGAACTTCGGGTTCGCCAAAGTTCTCGCCGATACGAAAACGGCGGGCACAAGGCCCGCCGTCATGGTCGAGGATCAGTCAAGGACGGCTGTGCG